ATGCAATTCTCATAGCCTCCGCACCGCCTTCAGTAAAGGCAATGGTGTCAGCGGCAGGGAAGAAGATACCTGTGTTGGTGTCGCCAGTGGCCGTGATTGTTGGCGCAGCCGCAGAGCCTGCTGCCGCTGTCAATGTTCCGCTGATAACAGCAGTACCCCCAACAGTCAATGTCTTACCTGATCCGACATTCAAGCCAACTGAAGTACCTGTGCCGTTTGCAGTAAACAGCGCATCAACCAAGTCTAGGTCGGTATTTACCTTTGTACCCCAGGTGTCAGTTGAGGCCCCTACCTCTGGCTTTGTCAGTAATAGGTTTGTGGTGGTGGTATCTGCCATTTAAAAATCTCCTATGCGGCCTCTTGCCAAGTTAATGAATTGTCTGCTAAATCAGACCAATTTTCTGATGTGTCTGAAACCGGTGTCCAGCTCTCGGATGAATCGCCAACTGGTGTCCATGTCTCGCTGCTGTCTGATTGCGCCGTCCATGTCTCAGATGTGTCTGGGATAGCACCCCACCCAAAGCCAATCATTGTGCCGGCAGCACAAATTGACTCAACGCCGGTGAGTGCTACTAAAACAGTTAACCCAACACTGTCAACAGCGCCTGTACCCTCAACACCTGTGATTGCTTGGAACGATATGACCTCTGCGCCCATAGTGCCAACAGCACCGGTTGCGGCGTTTCCGGCGGTGGCTGTGGTGCTGGTGATGCCAACAGAGCCAACCGCCAAGGTTGACGCATTGCCGGTTAAATTAATTGAAGCAGACTGAGTGACGCTGCCAACCGACAGGGTTGACGCATTGCCTGTAACCGCCTTGCTTGATGCTGCCAAGACAGAGCCAACAGCGCCAGTGGCTGCATTGCCGGTGATGGCAACAGTTCTATTAACGCCGACTGTGCCTACATTGCCGGTGGCAATATTTCCATCCTCTTGGATGGAGATGGTTTCTAATAGATTACCAACAGCAGCAGTGGAAGAATTCCCACTGATGACGACATTGCCTATGCCGTAAACACCCCTGCCGTAATAGCCTGTTCCATAAGCAGCCATGCCGCTGCTCCTCGGTTAAGCCAACCGGATCAGGCCGGTGCTTGCGTCATTGGTAGGCATGGTCAAGGTGAACGTGCCTGCGGTCACAGTCTGGCTGCCAAAGGTATGCACACTGACCGCTTTGTTTGACTGAGTTGAGTTGTAGATCAACACAGCGTCAAATGCTGTTGACAAAGTCACTGATGAATAAGTAATGCTGGCGCTTGGAGTCACAAACGCTGTAGTGCCGCTGGTGCTCGGTGGTGTGCCAAATGTCACCGTGACACCGCCTGCGGTGTAGCCTGTGCCTGACACCTCACCTGTGGCGCTGTAGGCTGTGGTGGACGCATTGACTGTGGCAGAAGCCAAGTACAAGGCAGCCTTGAAAGTATCTGCTGTAGTGGCAGCGCGAATAACGCCAGTGCCGAAATTGTGATGACCGACAAGCAGCTCACCCTTGAAACTTGTACACATTGCCTGAGTATTGGCCATGATCTATTCCTTATCCAATTACCGCCGCAACGCCATCGGCTGCAACGTTTTGTTTCAACACAACATGGACTGATCTGTGTACCAGTTCGTCATCCAACCTATATTCAACCCAACTGATGATCTCTTTGTCGCTCTCAGTCGAGCCTACAGACTTGTACAACAAGGACTCGTCCATGTCGCCTTTGGTGGTGGTGATCATCATCCGAATGTCCTTGCTCTTGTCAAGATTGCGCCGCCACTGGTTGAGCCACGGTCATCAGCAATCTGCAACTGCTCTAAGCCAGCAGCATATAAGGATGACCACACACTGATTCTCGCATCATCCTGTAGGTAAGGCGCAGCCTGCAATAGCGCACCGTACAAGTAAACATCAGGCGCTTGCGTCAACAGAAAATTGGTTGCAACAGTCGATGACAACTTAGTCAGCTTTGCGTAGTAAACCAATTCAGCGGTGTACGCGCCATCAGGTATTGGCAACAGTCGGAATTGATTACCCACCACGCTGAAATACAACGGCTTGCCGCTGGACAAGTAAGTGGTATTTGACAGAGAGTCCATTGCATCAATGGTCTGAAACTGCAAATTCGTGATTGGATTGGTGTCGAGCTTGATGGCCTTGGCTTCTAAGAAGTCATCAGGCACTGTGCCGTACTCAGCCGCAGCCGCAAACGATGCAGTGGCACGCACAATCATCTGTCGTGTACGCAACTGGCGCTCAATCTGTGCCTCGGCCAGACTGATGAAGTCAGGAATAACTGAAGTCAGATCAGACCGATTAAGCCAATCGGCCAGCGATGTCTTCAATTCTGTGTAGGTGGTCAATGCCATTAGACTGCCTCTTTTTCAAGCTGTTCCTTCATGACCCATGTGTGCTCATGCCGGAATTCAAATGTGCCAATATGCCCAATCTCTTTTGAGAGATCATGGTCAATATACACTCTGAAGCCCAACTCTTGCGCCTTCTTGCAGAAGAACACATCCTCGCCCATGTAGCCGCGAGTGTCGGTCTGCCACGGCATATCGAACCATGGCTCAGTCATACCCTCAAACACTTCGCGCTTGATTAGCATCACACCAGTGCCAACAGAGCCAACCTCTTCTAATCCGGTGGATTCAGGCATGGTGTAGACCTGTTGGCGCTTGCCGTTCTCATCGTAGTTCTGCGCCGTTGGACCTGTGGGCATCCTGCGTCTGGCGCAGTTTGTAGCCACGATGTCCACATCATGCGCGAGCAATCTGCCGATCATGTCTTGCGGAAAAGTCATGTCGGAGTCGATAAACAGAATGTGGCTGCAACCCTCGCGCATTGCGTCCAGACACAAGTCAGCACGCTGATTCTGTATCAGTGTGCCTTGCAGTATCTTGAGGCTGACAGCGTCGGTGGTGTTGAGCGTGTGGTACGCGACTAAATTAACCATGCAATAGGTGTAGTTGGTGTGAACCATGTCACGCGCTGGCGTGCAGACTGCGATGTATTTCATACCTGACCTGGCCTCACTCTAAAGAACCTGTTATCGAAATCGTTTAACCATTTCTTCATGTAAACCGGATCATCCAACTTGCCCTCGGCCTTCAACTGAAAGTAGATTGACTCAGGGATGCTGGCAACATGATGCCATTCCCCCTTCCAGCTTGCTTTGTTGTCGATGGCGGCAAAGTCGCGCTTGTTGGCCTCAATGACCGCAGTCAAATCCTGAGTTGTCTGAATCGTTGCCTCATCAGTGTCCTCGTTGTAGTGCCAAGTGCGTGTGATTTCTTTGTCAGGGCTTGCATCAAAAAATCGTTTTTCCATGTAAGTAGGGGGAGGATTTCTCCTCCCCCTTTTCCTCTCAGTTGATTAAGAAGTTGACAAATCAGCGCAAAGGCCGTGAGCATTTTCTGCTGTGACCTTATGTCCGAATTCAATCAAAAGCATTCGTTTTTCGGCGTCGCCTGAGCGAGCAAGTTCTAATTGCTGGTAAGGACGCAGCACAGTCATCTTTGCGTACTCAGGGTCGATGATCCAACCATCACGCTCGCGCTGGAAGCGGTTTGCAATGACGGCCACGTTGCCAAAGTCGCTGACATAGATGTCAACTGCACCGATCAACACGGCAGGCTTTTCACCTCCATTTATATTGAAACGTGAAGATGCAATGCCTGAGAAACCAGACACGCGCTGCTTGTTGACAGGACCAACCATCAAAATCTTCGGTGTGCCGCCTTGTGTCCATACTTTCTGAATCACATTCTTGAGAATGGTTTCAGTGAAAGTACGCACGTTGCCGTCACTACGCGCATTGTTTGGCAATGTGCTGTAGCTTGGGTCAGCGCCGTTGGTTTGCTTGTCAGTGTTTGTCTTAACAAACGCGCCCAAAGAGGCAGTCACGCGAGCAGTGGTGGTGTTACCGGCAACAGCAATACCGTTATTCAACATGATGAATTCTTGGTCACGCTTCAACTCAGAACCGCGCTTGGCGATTTGATAAGCCAACTCAGAACGGCGGCCTGCCTTATTTACTACTTCTTCAGTATTTGACAAGACGATGGTTTTGCGTGCGATCTGAGCGTAGTTGGTCAAACGAACAGTTGCAACAACTGCATCGAATGTGCCAACGTCATCCCCTTCCAACTGAGCATTGGCGGCTGCATCTGCCAATGTGTCGGTCTGCCATTCAAACAAAGTGTTGGTGATTGTTTCGCGGCCAATGTTGCTTTGGTATGGAGTTTCTTCGGGAGCGATGTTGGTGATCACATTGCTCAAGTCTTCACGGATACCCTTTGCAGAGTATGTGGTGAACGTGTTACTTACGATAGTCATGATTAATTCCTTATTTCAAGAGTTTGAAGATTGCATCAGCCGCGTCATCGACACGGCCAGTTTTAGCTAGACGTTGTTGTGCTCGCAATGCCTCAGTATTGTTAGAAACTCTTCCCGCTGCACCAGGCTTTGCGGGTCTTGGGCCATTGTTCGTCACCGGCTTGATCTGTCCACGCTTGGACATCATCTGATCGTATAACGCTGCCTTACGCAACATCACAACCGCCCTGTGATCTACAACATTCTTCAGTTCGTCAGGTGAGAATCCAGCCTTTTGGCCAAATTGAACAAGCATGGCTTTTTCGGCTGCGGCTTTCTTTGAGTCTTTCCACTCAGGTATAGCCGCCACCAACGCCTCTTGTTCCTGCTGCAACATCTGATTGCGATATTGCATCTGCTCTTGATTGGATAACTCAAAGAGTCGCTGCTTTTCCGATTGGATGGCCGCGTTTCTCTCTTGGTTTTCACGCATCAACTCGCGCTGCGTCACATACTCAATGGGGTCTTCATTTCTGAGTTGATCCCAATTAATGTTCGGCTGCGCTGCCTGCTGAACCTGCGCCTCTAGAGCACCTAATAATTGAGCGTACTGCTCGCGCTCGGCACGAACCGCCTGCAACTCTGCGTCTTGCTGCTTTCGCACTTCGGCAATTTGCTGCGTTTTTCGCGTGTAATCCTGAGTCCTTGAATATCCCTTTTGGAGTTCCTCCAGCGACACCTCGACTTCTTTACCGTCAACCTTGACGGTGAAGACTTGTGGCTGTTCTTCCTCTTCAGAATTCTCATCTTCTCCAGATTGTTCGGCATCAGTTTCATCACCATCCGCGTCTGCATCGGTTAGCAACTCTTCATCTACCGCCGCGCCCTCATCGGGCAACTGCGTCTGGCTGTTCTCCTCTTGTCCCTCATCGGGGAGCATCCCAGCAAGTGCATTGGCCGCTTCGGCCATGTTCATCGGACCCTGTACAACACTCGCCGCTGGCGTTGGTGCTACTGTTTGCATTGGTCTATTTCCTTATTTAAGCAAGATTTTTAGATGCACGCTCAATGGCACGCTGTGCCACCTTGCCGTTGTCGATCATTTTGGTGAGTTCGTTCTTGAAAGTTTCTATGGCACGCAACTGCGCCCAAACAATTTCACGCTTGCTAGACTCTTCCGGTTTGCTGCTCTCGAACTCCCACAGCAAATCGCCACGCATCTTTTCCATGGCCGCTGCAAATACCTCGTCCTGCATAAACTGCTCAGACTTGCGGCCTTTTCTTACCTGTTCTTCGTTCATTGCGCCATTCCATTAAGGTTGATGGGTGGAGGCACATTCGCCGCTGTCTGCACAGCCTGTTGGATGATTGCAGACTCTTGCGCCATCGCCTCCCGATCCATAGACTGCTGCGCTTGAATCTCAGCAGTGCTAATTTGTGTCTGGTACTTTAACTCAAGTTCGTATTTTTTGAGCATTAAGTCTTGCGCCATTTGATCTCTACGGTAATCGTCATCGCGGATCATCTGCTCGCGCTTCAATTCCAACTCGGCAGCCTTCTTCTGGATGTCGGCTTGGATCGACTGAGCCTGCACCTGTGCCAGCACTTCCTCTGGTGTCGGCTTGGGCGCGTCACCCTGTGGCATCTGAAAGTCAGGCGGCAGGGTCTGTATGTAGCTAGATGCGTCCTTAAATCCAGACAACTCGATGATCTTTTGAATGCTGCGGATGTACATGGCCGGTGTCACGACAGGAT